CAGCAGACTTCTTAGCTTCTAAGGTAGAATACGATATTTGGTTAGTAAACGGTGGTAATACTGCACCAAAGGCACAAAAAACTAAGTCTTCCACAGGAAAACGAGTAAACTCCTCAGAAGGCCTTACAAATATGTTAAAAAACTTATAAATGGACATTAATCCTACAACATTCTACATAATTTCCGGAATATTAGTTGGAATTATAATTATTTTATCTTATATTATAAGAAACCTCTTACTAAAAGTAGAGAACTACGAAGATGTTACTGTAGATCAAACACAGTACCTTCAAAATATCTCTAATTTAGTAGGGGATTCTAAAAAGCACCTTAATAAGCTTGATGAAGGAGGGGTCTTTCAATCAGATGATGAGGTCGGTTACTTTTTTAAACAACTACAACTAGTACAAAAAGAGCTAGACCGATACATGCTCCCTGAGAATTATGGCAAGAAAGAAAAGCAAGGCTAATTACTTTACAAAAGAAACAGAAGAGTATATAGTCAAATACAACGAGTCTACAGACGGTGCTTATAGAAACAGTATCTTTACAGAACACATCTACTACCCCTTTTATAAGTTAGCAGAGAACATCATACATACCTTTAAGTTTTATTACACAGATGTAGATAAAATAGAAGATTTAAAGCACGAGATAGTCTCAATGTTATTAGAAGAAAAGATCATGAAGTTTGATCCTACTAATGGCGCTAAGGCTTATTCGTATTTTGGTACTATAGTTAAAAGGTGGTTAATAAACTACAACAATAAAAACTATAAAAACCTTAAAAAGATAGGTACTTTTGATGAAATGCAAGAAGGTTATAACCCTTCTCCTTTACCTAACGAAGAAAATGCGATTACATTAGGAGCATTCCTCGATATATATGTAACAGAAACATACATGGTGCTAGAAGAATTATTTCCCAAAGAATCAGAAAGAAAGATAGCAGATGCTATACTTACTATATTTAGAACCAGACAAGATTTAGATATATTTAAAAAGAAAGCCCTATACATTTATATCAGAGAGATGACAGATTGTGAAACTCCTCATTTAACTAAAGTAGTAAATAAATTAAAAATTGAATACTATAATTTATTTGAAAAGTATAATACTGTAGGTTTAATCAAAACAAAGTTAGTTTAAATCTATTTATAAGTAAAAGACTAACTATGGATAGTAATAAAGAAATATTTAAAGGAAAATCTTTATCTGATCTATTCGGTGAAATTTACGACAATTCTAAAGAAACTAAAGGACAAGTAAAAGCACTAATCGGTGAATTAAAACCTCTAATTGAAAACATAGGAGATGCTACTTTGATAGTACCTATGATTAAAGAGTATATGGAAATCGGTGTGAAAAACGATGAACACCTAATTAAACTAGCTCAAGTAATACAAAGGTTAGAAGCAATATCTGCTAAAGGCGGAGACGGTGAAATGTTTGACCTATCAGAACTTGCTGATCTGTTGGAAGAATCAGAAGAAGTAAAAGAAGAGATTAGTAATAAATCTGACGATATAGAAGACGAAGAATGAGCTTTATAGATTATAATTTTCGTACCACATCTACCCCCTCACAAGTAACAGATTTAAAGAGGGAAACTATAGGTCCTGCACGTGTAATAGATGTTATTGTAGATAGCGATCATCCACTGTACGATAAGTACGATGGACCTAGTGGTGTAGGGATGATTTTTTATAGACTTCTAACTCAAACTGATATAGATAGATCTGATACCGGAGAAGAAGAACACACCGGTCAAGCATACCCTATAAGTAGTTACCAGAAACTTCTACCTCTAAAAAACGAAATCGTATTTTTAGTAGATGGACCAGATCCTCAAGTAGCATTAGGTTCAGGCCAAGGAAGGAAGTACTATATCACTCCTTTTAATATTTGGAACCATCCTCATCATAACGCTATACCGGTTAAACCAGAAGATAGTCAAGATTCAGTAAATATTGGCAAAGGTATAGAAGCTAGTGATAAAGTTGCTCCTATGCAACCTTTCCCTGGGGACGTACTACTAGAAGGTAGGTTAGGGCAATCAATAAGATTCACAGGTCATGCTGAAGGTAAATCACCTTTTACAGATAGTAGTAATACCTTAAAACCTCTTACTATAATAAGTAATGGTCAAAAAGAACCAGAAAATGGATTTCTACATATAGTAGAAGATGTTAACGAAGATCCTTCTTCTATTTTTATGACCTCTGATCACACTATACCTTTAACCTTAATAAAAGATAAAAGAGACTCTTACAATAATAAACCAGATACACCCTCTAACTACAAAGGGGCTCAACTGTTATTTAATAGTGACAGGTTAACTCTTAACGCTAGAAAAAGTGATATACTATTTTCAAGTGCTGAATCTATTGGTATGAACTCTACAACAGTAAATATTGATGGAGAAGATTATATCTGTGCCGATGCTGATAAAATATACTTAGGAGTAAAAGCTAGAACAAGTAGCGGTGCTAACAAACAACCTGCTGTCTTAGGACATCGAATGGAAGCATTCTTACAGGATATATTAGATCAGCTTATAGCTGTTTCTAAAGCAATGGGTAAAGCTAAAACTGTTGACGGAAAACCTGTACCTACGATTAACCTTAGAGGTAACTCTTCTCAAATTGTTTTTAAACAACTTAAAAGACAACTTAACCCAAGAGGTAGTAGTAATTTAAAATCTAAAAAACTATATATAGAATAATGCCGTGTAGTATACCTCCATCGAATCTTGCGGCATTTGTTGCCAAATATCTAGCTAAGTTAGAGGCTTATGTGATAGCTAAAGTCTATGAAGAAGTCAATAAGATAATAGAGCAAATTATGGGGCAAACATGCCCTCCTGTTGATGAGTTGAAAAAACTTCTAGCAGTAAGAGACAACTTATTAAATATGATAAATGGATTAGAGGCTAAAATTCAACCTGTAAAGAAGTTCGCAAAGCAATTAGAACCGCCAGTTAAAGCAGCAAAAGTTACAGTACTTGTGTTAGAACAGATACCTCTACCTGGTACAATCGGTATTCCACCAGGACCTGCCGGTGGTGTTATCTTTTCTATTAGTGTTGGAGCACAAAATAGATTTTCTCAACTTTTAAATTTAGCATGTCAGATAGTAGATATGTTAGAAAAAGATGTAAAAGCTATCAAAGATTTAACCGATATAAGTTTTGACGGATTAGACCCAGTAAAAGAAAAATTAAAAAGTATAGATTTACAATTATTCGAATGTGTAGATAAACTACAAGATAGTCAAAAAGCTGAAATACTTTCTACTATCAAAAACTTACCTTCTAATGCTGGTTTAGGCTCAGGTAATAGCTTAGGCTCAGACGGTAAAGGTAAGTATTTTTATAAAGATTATGCAATTACGATCCAAGAAGATAAAAACTCTCCTGGATTCGCAAAAAAGAGGTTCGCTCAAGTAGAAAATGATAAAGGAGTTGTAGTAATGAGAGGACCGTCTTCATTTAGTTCATCAACTAGAGTGTTGATAGACGAAATAAAATTTAGAATTAACAATCAACTTCCATAACTTAACTATTTATTAATATGAAACTAAATCAATTACGTAGAATTATACGCGAAGAGGTTAGATCTGCTGTTAAGGAAGAGTTACAGGACATCCTTAACGAAGCAGTAAAAAATGCTAGTACACCAATAGTTCAAAAAGTAGCTGAACACAAACAGGTAGATAGCACAGTACCGAAACCATCTCCTACTAACCCAGTAGCTGGGAATAAAAGTATAAACGAGATGTTAAAACAAACAGCTGATGGTATGACTAACGAAGATTTTAAAACAGTCTTTAACGGAACATCAGATATGGTAACAGGTATGCCTAACATGGCTACCAGTATGGCAAGTCAAATGGGAATGAGCGGGACTCAACCAGGAATGGATATATCTCAATTAGACTTTGTAAAAAAAGCAGGAGCAGTATTTCAAGCTTCTAATCAAAAAGATAAACAAAAAGCAGGTTTAGTATAAAATGGCATTCGAAACGAAGAAAATAAATCCATTAGACTTACAGCCAAGAAAGGCTGTAGGTGTTGCTTTACCTTTCTCAGGTAAGGCTGTATTTAATTCTACGTACGAAACTAAAGAAGCTATAAAAGCTAATTTAATAAACTACATACTAACAGGTAAAGGTGAAAGATACCATAACCCAACATTTGGTTCAGGTATAAGAAATCTTCTTTTTGAAAACATAAATAGGGATAACTTAAGCGATTTAGAGTTTTTAGTTAGAGATGCTATAGAAAGATACTTTCCAAAACTTGAAATTTTAAATATAGACCTTCAAGGAGCACCAGATTCTAATTTAGTCAGTTTTACATTAAATTTTAGACTGATAGATACTCAAATTGAGGATGAGATAACAATAAATTTTGAACAATAATGGCTCAAGATATTAAAATACAATATACCGATAAAAACTTCTCTAATCTTAGAGGTCAGTTAGTAGAATTAGCTAAGAATTATTTTCCTGATTCATACAACGACTTTTCACCTACTTCACCTGGTATGATGTTTATAGAAATGTCTGCGTATGTAGGAGATATGCTTTCTTTCTATCAAGATAGTCAACTACAGGAAACCTTTTTACAGTATGCTCAAGACCCAGGTAATTTGTATGCTATGGCATATATGATGGGATATAGACCAAGAGTTACATCAGCATCGACAGTTGACGTAGAAGTCACTCAAAGAGTAGCTGCATCCGGTTCTTCTTACCTTCCTGATTTCGATCAAGCAGTAGTTGTAGCACAAAACGGAGTATTATCAGCAGGAGATCAGAAGTTTGTACTACAAGATAGAATTGACTTTGCATTTTCTAGCTCTTACGACCCTACTTTAGTTACAATCCATAGTATTGATTCGAGCGGAAATCCTGCTGAATATGAATTAGTAAAAAATGTAAAAGCACAATCGGGGGAAGTAGTAACTAGAACTTTTTCTATAGGAAGTGCAAGTAAGTTTTTAACATTAACGATAGACGATACAGACCTTATAGGCATATCAGAATTAACAGACTCAGACGGTAATACCTGGACTGAAGTACCCTACTTAGGTCAAGATACTGTATTTACAGAAGCAGTAAACACAGGAGATAACAGCGGGGAAGTTCCTTACTTACTAACAGCAACTAGAACAGCTAATAGATTTGTTACTAGATTTAACTCAACAGGTCAACTACAGATACAGTTTGGTGCAGGAATGTCTACTTCAAACGACGATGCATTCTTACCTAATCCTACTAATGCAGGATCAGGAACAAACCAGGGAGTAAGGAGAAGCGACTATGCTTACGATCCTTCCAACTTCTTATTCAGCTCTGCATACGGTAACGCTCCTTCTAATACCACTCTTACTGTTAAGTATATAAAAGGTGGTGGCATAGCGTCTAATATTAACTCTAATACATTAACAGGCCAAGAAGCTATAAGCACATCAGTAACAGATAATACATACTTAAATACATTATCTTTTAACAATCCCGAACCAGCCTCAGGAGGTAAGGACGGAGATACAGTAGAAGAAATTAGACAAAACTCTTTAAGAGCATTTAACGAACAAGGTAGAATAATTACTAAACAGGACTACGCTTTTAGAGCTATGACTTTACCGACTACTTTAGGTTCTATAGCTAAAGCATTTGTTACCACAGATGCAGATATACCCACATCAGATACAAACGTATATAATCCATTAGGGGTATGTTTATACGTTTTAGCTTATGATAATAATAAAAAAGTAGTACAAGCTAAACCAGAATTAAAAGGTAATCTAAAGAAATATATCGGACAGTTTAAAGCATTAACTGACGGGTGTACTATTAAAGATGCTTTTGTAATTAATGTTGGAATTAAATTTGAGATTATTACTTTACCAAGTTATAATTCTAGAGAAGTAATACTTAAGTGTACTGAGGCATTAAAAGAACATTTTAACATAGACAGATGGTCTATAAATCAACCAATAAACCTTTCTTCTGTGTACACACTATTAGATAGAGTAAAAGGAGTACAGACAGTACAAGATGTGAAATTAGAAACAAAAGTAGGAGGAAATTATTCTACTTTCGATTATGATATAAAAGGAGCAACGAAAAGTAATATAGTATATCCATCGTTAGATCCTATGATTTTTGAAGTTAAATACCCTAATAGCGATATACAAGGAAGAGTAACAACATTATAATATGGCACTATATAGAATATTTCCTGAAAAAGACTCTTTTATCTCAACCGAATTCCCTTTAACGAACTCTGGTAGAGACGAGTTATTAGAAGTCGGTGGCTATAGAGTAGCCGCAGGAGGACAGACCTTACGTTCTCTTATACAGTTTAATACAGCAGAAATTAAATCAGTACTTACAGATAAAGTAGGTATTACCTTACCTGCTACTACCGGGTATCAAGCTAACCTACATTTAAGTTTGAATTTTGCAAATGAACTTCCAATAAACTACTCTATTGACGCTCATCCATTAGCAGAAGCATGGGATGAAGGAAACGGTAAATTTGGAGATATTCCAATTAATAAAACAGGCTGTTCATGGAATTCTAAACTAGCAGGCGGAACAACAGACTGGACCACAGGAAGCGAAGCACTTACATCTGAAACCGGTAATGGGTTTACAGTAGCAGAGAATGAATTAAAAACAACCGGTTCGTATGAATCTGTACTACCTGGCGGAGGCTATTGGTATTTTACCTCAGGTTCAAATAATGTAGTTTTATCCGGAAGCGCAGCTTTTAATAAAAACTCAGACCATGATCTAGATATAGACGTTACTAAGTTAACACAGTATCATTCAAACGAATGGTTAGCTAATTACGGTATGATACTTAAATTAGATGATAATTTAGAGTTTAACACTTCTGCCTCAGTTAGATTAAAGTACTACGGAGAAGATACAAATACTATCTACCCACCTTACTTAGAAATTAAATGGGATGATTATAGTCATACTTCAAGCTTAAATGAAGTGAATAGTTCTGAAGTAACAGTAAGTATAAGAAATAACAAAGGTAAGTATATAGACGAAGGAAAGCAAAGATTTAGAATTAATGCTAGACCTAAGTATCCTACAAGAACTTTTACAACCTCTTCAGCTTACACAACTAACTACACTTTACCGACAGCTTCTTATTGGGGGCTTAGAGATGAAAATACAGAAGAAATGTTAGTTGATTTTGATACAACATATACTAAATTAAGTGCTGATAATACATCTAACTATTTTGATATTTATATGGATGGATTACAGCCAGAAAGATATTACAGATTACTTATAAAAACTGAAATTGATGGGTCTACATCAGTAATTGATAATGACCAAGTCTTCAAGGTAGTAAGAAATGGCTAAAAAAGTAGAAATAAAAAAGACTGTATTCGATAGACAATCGTATAGAGGAGTTATCGACAGTAAGTTTAAGTTTTTTAAAGAGCTTGAACCTGTTGTTGATCCTGATACTGTAGAGGAATTATTCCGCCTATACGATAAACTTTATGCTATTATCCCAATCGAAGGAGAAGATAATTCTCATCAATACCTGGTAGAAAGAAGCTCTGAACTATACAAAATAGATACTCAGTTAGATAGCATACAACCCCTATTAGATGAAGTTGCATCTTTAAGAGGTCAATTGCTTGAGAATAATAGACGTATATTAGAATTAGAAACTCAATTAGCTGGCGGCGGAGAACTAGACTTTGGATCAGCAGAACAAATGGAGTTACTTAAATCTCAATTACAAACAGCTAACTCTACTATAGCAACTTTAGAACAGGCTAATACTATAGCTAACAAAGCTACAGAAGCAGCAACTGCAGCTGCATCTAAAGCAGCAGAAGATGCTAAAAAATCAGCAGAAACACAAGCAGCAAGCTCAGCAGCTTCTTCTCAAGCTAGTGCAGATGTAGCAGAGATAGTTGGGGACTTTAAAAAGAAAAGATCTCAATTATGGTGGGCTAGAAGAGTAATCGAGAAAAGGCTTTTTATTCACTTGCGTGGTTATGTTAGACGAAATAGACCCGGTAGATATTGGGGATCAGATTATTTCTGGCTGTTTGGAGAGAAAACTGAAGATTTGAACGTAGGTTGGAATAGAAGAAGAGCGTATACGAGAACTTTTTCTTACTTTATCCCTCAATCTGAACGAGAAGCAGCTGATTTAACTTTAGACTATATAGTAGAGGAATTAAACCAAGCAGGATATAAAGCAGCAGATATTGTTGCCGCTATAGAGCAGCTAGGTAACTTTAAAGGTAGGGTTAAAATGAGAGTAGTAACATATAAAGACCCTGATAAAGAAGATAGGGTAGGATATAGATTAGTAAAGTAGTATGGCTAAAATAACTTATACATTATTAGATAGAGAATATAACTCAATACCTGAGAATGAAAATTATTCTTCGGCTGATATTAATTTGATCGATAACTACCAGATTAATAAAAACTATAATCCCTTATTAAATTATATAGAGACTCATTTTTACTCTTTAAATAATGAAAAGATATTCTCTCTATACGATTATAATATCTCTTCTGATGTAGAGACTGATGCTAGCGGTAATATAACAAACCTTACACTACAGCCAGAAACTATCTCAATAGAAAACGGATTCACAGGAGCTGATCATAAAATTGTATTTCACTTCTTAAATGATTTATATTCAATAGATAATAACAAGCAGCAGTTTTTTATCAATAGTATATCTCAAGATAGAAAAGAACTTTTAATATATAGTGATAAAATTGATGTTAATAAGATAATTAACACAACAGAAGATCTTAGAGATCAAATAAAAGATAAAGACTACTTTGACGAGTATTGGTTAAACTTAGGAGATAATGATCTTTTTATTATTACTAATATAGATGTATATGAGCTTGATGACAAATACACTATTGCTGTTAAACTATACGAACCTCTACCAGAAAAGTTTGAAATCAAACATGAAGTACAGATAGTAGAGAAAGTTAGTGATTCTTGTGTAGTTGAAATTCAAGTAGAAGTAGAAGATGATCCTGTAGTATTTCCTACGTTAAGACAGGCTAATTTTGATATAGAGTTAGATATAAACGGAGCTACTCCTACTGAGTACTTTAATTATGATGAATTATTTAGTTTTTCAAATTTAAATTCTAATAGAGAAATATTTTCATATATAAGTGAAAAAAGTGTTGAAATAAACATTGATCATAATGAATATGAAAACTTTATAAACTTCTCTTCTGCTACAGAAAGACTTAAAAACTTTAAGTACAAAGTACAACTTTTACAGACATACGAAAGTAGTAAAACACAGATAACAGGCACAACCAATAATTCAGGTAGTTCAGCACGTTATGATAACCTTATAAAGGGGATTATAGACAACTTTGATCATTATGAAAGATTTCTGTATTATGAAAGCGGCTCACATTCTTGGCCTAAATCTACCACAGTAAAACCTCATACTAATTTACATACCACTTCTTCTGAAGCTATAGGCTGGTATGCCGATCAATTAACTAGTGCATCTAATTATGATACGTCTAACTATGACGTATTAACTAACACTCTCCCCTCTTATATTGCAGAAGATTCAAATAATAATAGTGCTTTGTTATTTGTTCATATGATAGGTCAACACTTTGATAATTTATGGGTTTACACAAAAGCAGTAACAGATAAGTATGATAATGATAATAGATTAGATGTTGGTATCTCTAAAGATTTAGTCAGGGATACTTTAAAAAGTTTTGGGACTAAATTATACAACTCAACAGAAGGAACTAATGACTTATTTAAATACTTAATAGCTGACACTTATGATAGCGGAAGCACAGAAGAAGTAGTTAATACATTTTTACAAGTTCCTAATATACCTTCTGATAAGCAACCTATAGCTAGAAAAAATTACGAAGGAGAGCTTTATAAAAGAATATACCATAACTTACCTTTCTTACTTAAAAGTAAAGGTACTGAAAGAGGTTTAAGAGCCTTAATAAACTGTTTCGGAATACCATCAGACTTTTTAACCATTAAACAGTACGGCGGAGACGATGTAGACGGTAATAAGTTTTTCGGTATAGAAAAATCAAATAATTCTTCTGAAGATAAAGTTAAATATGAAACAAGAGCAAGTGGATCTGTAGGTAAGGTATTAACTAAAGATAAGTCTATACAGAAAGAAGATAGCAGTATAGTCTTAGATACTCATAGATTAGAAGTAGGATTTTCTCCTGCTGACAGTATTAATAACTTTATACTTTCTCAAGTATCAAATGATTTTAATATAGGAGACTATATTGGAGATCCTAGAGATGAAGATAAAGGTAAGTTTAAAGATTTAGATAAAAAAGCAGAAGCAGTATTAGGTTCTTTATCTAGGTTTCAATTAAATGATTTTGTTAGGTTACTTAAATTTTATGACAACGTATTATTTAAGATGATAAAAGATTTTGTACCTGCAAAAGCTACATTAGACACAGGTATAATTATTAAACCTCACTTATTAGATAGATCAAAAGCTAAAGCAACTCAAGTATCCGGTACAAGACCGGAATATTCTGCAAGTATAGACACAGCTTTTACAACAGGATCTCATGGTGGGGCATATGAAAGTGGTAGAAAATCAAATAAGATATTAAAAGATATAGAAAGGTACTGGCCTAGTCGTATAGGAGGTATAAGTAACTTTACTTTCAAACCTGATTATTCTAACCCTACAGCTTTTAATGCTGGAGAAATAACAATGAGAGGTACAGAGTTACACCATCCAGACGGAACTGTTTATACCTTCCCCGATAGTAGTAGTCACGGAACAGTTTACACTCCGTACGAAGGAAATGTTTCAGCCGATTTAGATTTTTACTTAATGTTTACTTCAGAGTCTGCAGTTAATAGGTTCGGTATTAACGACGGACAAGGCGGCTCAGACTTATTACTAAGCGCACATCCTCATATTGTACCTATAGACTATAGCCCGCACGGACAAGATAGTTGGGTAGTTAGAGACAACTTAGGTGCCATATCAGCTTCTTTTACTCCCTTAGCTAACGATGTAATAATTGCTGCTGCAACTTTAGAGGCAGATACAGACTTATTAAGTTATTTTGTAAACTATACAAAACCTTTAAACACCCTTAAACCAGGTGAAAAGAGTACTTTACACAAACTTAACATAAATACTAAATCAGGATCTGTAGACAGATGGATTGAAGATGAATCTCCTCAATATAATGGAGAGTTAAGCGGAAGCTATATAGAGATAACAGACGGAGAACTAAATGACGAAAACTTATTTAAACAAGTTAACGTACCTAGTCTAAACTTTAATATTACCCCTATCGATGAAGGATCAGCAGCTACATATACTGCTTTTTCTATGGATCCTACACCGTCAAATGATGGAACAGCTTCATGTGCTACTAATAATAGCACAAGCACATACTATCATGATGGAAGCGGTGCTTTTCCATTAACCGTTGGAGACTTTGTATTTAACGATGTCGCCGGACTTTCAACATTTGGTGGTGATGCAAATACTAAATGGTATAAACTATCAAATGGACATAGTATAAAAGTAGGTGGAACTGGAGACGGAAATGATCAAGGTAAAGTATTAGAGACAGCTGATTGTGCTAAATTCGATAGCACAGCACCAAGCGGATATACAGCTACATGGACTATGCACCCTAAACATATTACAGCTGCAAATAAACAATCAGTACCGTTTAAAATACTTAACGCAGAAATAGGAGCTTCATATACAGCCTCAGCTTTCTTAGAATCTACACCAAATACTAAAGTAGAGAAAAAAGGAACAGTAACTACATCTACAGTCAATAGTACGATAAACACAACCAATCTTGCAGATGGAACCAACGTTTTTCTAGACGTAGTTTTAAAAGATGCAGCAGGTAATACTGGAGCTAGCGCACCAGTAGATACATCGTTTGCTCCAGTAACAGGAGTTAATAGTCTAACTGCTAGTATAAAAGATACTTCCACTCCTACTGGGTACGGAGTAAGGTATATTAATTCTCTCTCAGGAACAGCAATAGATGTTACAACAAACAATAACGGGGTATTTAATCTAGAAATAACTAATATACCTTCCAACGAAAAAGGGCAGTATTTTTGTACTATCACTTCCACAGGTGGAGGCTCTATGTCAACTTCCGGGAATTATACAAACGTATCAGGAGAATTAGGAGCTGCAAGTAATAAAAAATTTACTATGAATAAGTATCAACCTGGTTGGAATATACAAGGCGGTACTGTTACTGCTACGCTTTACTTAAAAGACGAGGTAGGAAATCAAGGAGGAAACGTAACAGATACAATAGTATATAATGATCAAAGCGGTACTATAAGCGGTAATAGTTCTACGAATTCTTCTGCAGGTACTAGATTTTACTCAGTAAATGTTACACCGAATACGCTTAGCTGGACCTTAACAGATAATGTATCTTGGGCAAGTATTTCAGGTGCAAGCGGTCAAGGAGATGATTCTTCTATCAATGTATACTTATATAATAATAGCTCTTCAAGTAGTAGAACGGTTACTTTAACTTTAAAAACAGGCTCTACTACGTTAGCTACTAAAACTATAACTCAATCTGGATACTCTTCTGGAGGAGGAGGATGTATTGCGCCATTTACACATATTCTAATGTCTGACGGATCTTTAAAAAAAGCAGACCAGATCGTTATAGGAGATGAAATTAAAACTCAACACGAAACAAGTCTAGAGTGGATAAATGCTAGAATATATCAAAATAAAGTAATCTATAGTAAGAGAATAAAAGTATTAGTTGAAAATGAAGAAATAGTAGTTTCACCACATCACAGATTCTATGTAGATAACAGACAAGAGTATGTTGATGCTGTAGATTTAGTAGCAGGAGATATACTATCAGGACATGAATATTTAGGTCAAGAAGAATACGAAGACGGTAATGTACATGAATTATCTGTCGAGTATGCTAAAACATATGTCTCTAATAACGTTTTATCTCACAATGCTAAAATTAAACAAAATGAAATTGGTCAACAACAATAATAAAAGTAGATTAAAATATTTATAATAAAATAATATGCCAAGTCAAGGAGTTTTTGCACAAACAGCACCACAAAGCGGAGAAATAAGAGTCTTCTACAAAACTATTAATGGACAAGATCATATTAAAGCTTTGACTGTATCAAATCTTGATATAGATTTTGATAATGTTGCTAATTCTCTAAATGAACTTCAAACTATTAGTATACCGGTAACAGGCTCAGGAGAAGTTCAACAGCTAGAAGTTATATCTATAAACGAAAAAAATGGATATTATTTCTTGGACGTAATAGATAGAACTATAGGTGATATATCAGGGAGTCAAAAAGCTTCCATTGGACTAAGTCCATACTTAACTGAAACCTTTTTCTATAACAATTATAATGCTGTTATTTCAAATGCAGAAGATGCAAGAGAATCTTTTATAAGATATGATGTAGATCGAACAGGAGGTCAAGTAAGACCTTCTAACTTCAACGCTATAGCAGGATTTGGTACTATAATTAAAAGTTTAAAATATGATGATGGAACTGGAGGAGTAACAGACTCTGTAGGTGATTCTGATTTTAATACATCAGGTCAAAGCTTATTAGGACCAGTAACTTCATCAGCTTCTTCTTTTATAAACAATAGAGATTTAAACATAAGAGTATTAAGACCAGATTTAGAAGCTTCGTTAGGCTTCCCACAAGCATCTGTAATAAATGTAACTAGTTCATTGTACAATAGTCCCTCTTATCAATTAGAGGCGACTTCTTCTTTAATTATACAAGTTGACGACAATGCAAACTTTGATAATTCAAACAGTCATAGAACAACACATACTTTGGCTACTCAAGATTATACTAACGGAGAAATAAACTCTACCTATCATCCCTTTCAGCTTGCTATAACATCAGGTAGTTTTACCTCAGGAAACGTATTTGTAAGATTAAAACAAGAATCTAATGTTACCGCTGCATCTGGAGGAACAGAAACAGTAAATATAACTTCTTTTCTAGCCAGTAATGATAATAGTAATATAGACTTTCTACCGGTAAGCTTATACTATTCAGACCAAGAACCTTATGCTCCAAAAGCACCAGTACAGGATTCTAACTATACCGATACAGGTTTAATAAACGCTAGATATAATGGAACAAAAACAACCGAAGAAGATTTCTCTGGTATATCTCCTGCAGTAGCAGCAAAACCTTTCGAAGCAGCAATTTATAATACATCAGTATCAAGTAGCTTCATATGTAGCCAATCGTTAGCTGATAGAGACATGGTTCCTATATTATTTGAAGGACCAACTGAATTTCCTGAAGTATCAAGCGAACAAGTAGGGTTTATGTTAGGTATAGAAAACGGAAATACTTATGTTACTACCGCTACCGGATTTGAAACAGCAACCCAATCTAATTTTTCAATAACAGGAGCAGGTGTAAAACTCAAACCAGGGGATATTATTAGTGTTAATGGACTACTAGCCGATTCCTCAGCTCATACTGAAAATATGCAAGTGCTTACTGTACAAGAAACAAGTATACCTGGATTTAACATTTCAGTTACTTTTGTTCAGCTTTTCGTGCAGAGAGATGTATTTGGAACCGGTACTAAATTAAAATCCTTAACCATTACAGGAGATACAAGAATAGTTACTAGATCTTCAGGTGCTAGATTACTTACAATAGAAGGTAGTAGGTTAATTGCCATTTCAGATAAACAGGTATGGGTAAAAGAAAATAGATCAGTAGTAAAAACAAACTCTAGAGGCTTCATTACTGAAATAGTAGAAGCGTGTACAGTATAAAAAGAATAAACAAGATATTTATATAATATAAAACAAAGTTAGAAAAATGGGATACTTAAACAACTCAGTCGTAACAGTCGACGCAATCTTAACCAAGAAAGGGAGAGAGCTACTAGCAAGAGGAGATGGCTCATTCCGAATTTCACAGTTTGCACTAGCCGATGATGAGATTGATTATACTCTGTATAATACATCACACCCATCTGGTTCTGCATACTACGGTGAAGCAATCGAAAATATGCCTTTACTAGAGGCATTCCCTGATGAAAATCAGATAATGAAATATAAACTAACCACTTTACCTAGAGGTACAGCAAAGCTTCCTATACTAGAAGCTGGTTTTGCTTCTATTACATTAAAGCAAGGTGCTTCCTTAACTATTACTCCTCAAACATTAAACTTCTTAGGGACATCACAAGCATTTGAATCAAGTGGATATACCGCAACCATAGCAGACGTAAGATTGCTTTCTAACTTTACAGGCGTGGGTATCAACTCAGCAGAAGCTGAAAGACTTAACGAAACTACTACTTTAGGTACTAATGTATCTAAGACAGTAATCGGAACCTCTATCAACTTAACTGGTACAACAATTAATACGTTATATGGATCTTCTAGCAGTACTTTAACAAGTACTATTACACTAATAGGTAGAGATAGTGGAGCTAGAATTACTATTCCTATAACAGTAACGAAAACAAACTAATAAGAGATGTCATTTAAACAATTTGAAACCGAAGACGTAATTGTAAGTGCAGATTCTATATCTTCTACCGTATGGTCTACTGATACTTATGAATTGACAACATTTTTTACTTCATCTACTCAAAGAGCAGGTGCTAGTGGAGATTATTTCTTAAATATATATCAAACAGGATCAGATCTATCTAATGCTGCAGTACAAATGTCAGTAGCGTATGGACATATTAGTGGGCTAGGTTCTACACCATATAACTCAAACGTAGCTGGTAAGTCACCTACTTCTACTATATTTGGTCAGTATAGATCATTAGTACTAGGAGATGAAGAGCAAGATATATTATTTGGAGGAGCTACTTCTAACAAAGGTATCTATGCCGTATCAGTAGATAGAGCAAGATATAAAGAAAAACTTTTACCTGGAACTTTTAACTTACAACTAAACGACGGCTCTTCTGACCTATTTTTAACAGATAATAGTGGTCAAACCTCTACAGTTACTTTTACCGATGCTGGTAGAGTATATGAATTAATATCAGGTTCTAACGGCGAGTCCTTTGACGGCGGTACAGGTTTCTTTGATAACGGTGGTGCATACGTTGCTTCTTACGGTAAGTTCTTACCGGATATTGGAGTAATATTATTAAATGCTCAATCATTAGATTTATCTTTAAGTAGTATTGGCTTTGAAACAGGATCAGCAGATACTAATGGAAATAATAATGAGAAACTTTACAATGCTATTAAAGCGGGAGCATCTTTTAAAATGAACTCTGAAGAAACTGTTTCATCTAATTATGTATTTGTTAGAGTAAGAAATAGTGAATTTAATTATTCAAACAATCCATCTAATATAACAGGTTCAGGAGAATTGAGACATAACTCAATGGTAAACAACCCACAGGCTTATATAACTTCTGTAGGTCTTTATAATGATAATAATGATTTATTAGGTGTAGCTAAACTATCTAAACCTTTATTAAAAGACTTTACAAAAGAAGCCCTAATAAGAATCAAACTTGATTATTAATGAATGGCTGCTTACAAAAAATTAAAAAAGGAAGATTCATACTTAACATCGTATGTAGCTCATAAAACTTTCACTGTTAGTGGAAGTCAACATGACGACTACGGTGTAGAAACATATGTAGGTATTTCCGGTTCTGGACAATGGTTACCAAGTGGCAGCGATCAAAGATTAAGCGGTACAGATTACGAACATTATACTAGACTAGTATACAGTAGTATAAACCACCTTTACTACTCCGGTTACAATAGTTTAGGTATGCCTACTACCAGTTCAAATGAAATGTCTGGTTCTGCATACGAAAACTACCTGCAGAGTTCATACACAGCAAATCAGAGAAGAGCACAAGATGAATTTACCGTAATCTCTATTCCTCAAAACTTATTTGGAGTTAATATTAGACCGGGTAGTGTTAGGTTAGAACCACCAACACCTACTTCCTCTTCAAACTATATGTTTGACTCAGGAAACCCAACAGATGAGTATGTATCAGAAAGCTTCTCAGAAGAAATAGATACACTATACGGAGGAGCTGAAGAACTGCAAGATGACGAATATGTAGAAAACGAAGAAACTTATATAAACGAAACAGAAGAAGAATTCGTAATACCAGGTTTTGATGATTATA